CCCGGCTTTCCCGGATGAGTTGTTTGAGCGCCGCTTTCAGGATGGCGACTTCGTATTGAAGATCCTCGATGCTGTTCTTCGGTTTATTTACGCTTCCCTTTCTTCTGCCCATTATGTAAGTGTCAAGTCCCCGGTTCCCAAACAAACCCATGTACCGAACCCAAGAAGGGTGTTGGGGTTAGTCGCTACCGCCCCGAAGAATATTGACCCAACCGGCCAGCAGTTTGCGTTCGTAAGCGCAGTTACCCATTCGCCCTTGTCGTTGAGGACGGTAAGTCCGCTCTGCTCAGGGTACTTTATTCTAAATTCGGTTCTCTGGCTCAATTATTCTCTTCTAACCCAGGAGTAAAAAACCTCCGTGCCAATCTCTTCCTTTTTAACACACTCCCATCTCCCGACATTCAGAACCGTACTGGGATCGGTATCGCCAAGCATGGTGTAGAAAGCCCCCACGGGCCAGATGGGGGGAACAATCGCTCTTGGAGACCAACCCCCATCAAACACGTAAATATTGGAGAAGTCGTTTTCCAGGAAGGCTACGGCGTTAAGATCGGCTATAACTGGAAGCTCCTGCAGGGTGGTTGCCAGTATTAAGTTTTTGATTGGCATACTTACCTCGTTGAGGGGGCCGGAAGGACCCCCCTTAGTCCTGTTGTTTACAGAGGTACTTCTTCCCACATGAACCCAAACGAGATTTTCTGCTGAACAATGTCGGTATAGGTTACCACCGAACGTCCAGGTAAAAGAACCAGGCTGCCGTTAAGGTCTATTCTGCCGATAGCGGGAACCCCATCGACATCGGCGGCTCCATGAGTAAGGCTGGCGACATACTGTTCAACAACCGGGACCGCTATGGTGGCTCCATCATCAGCATACGCATTGCTCGGGAGTCCGCCAAAGGCGCGGTTTCTCGGGGTGATAGCGGCGGCAAACCCCGAAGCCGTTGTCGTAGCCAAGGCAAGGATACCTTCCCCCGTGTTGATAAGCCATTGGGCGAAGTTAAACTCGTGCATGATAATTTTGATGCAACTTCCCGTTGGGTTCGCCACACCGAGTCCCGTCCAGGTAGTTGCCGCCCCGACCGTGGTTGTCACGATGGCAGTATTGCAGGCTGTGAACAATCGTCCGGCAAGGGCAGCCGCCCGAAGTTTCCCACCCTGCTGAACAAGCAATGCTCCGTCCAGGGGATCAGAGGCCAATTCCGTCATTGTCCCCTTGGCGGTTTCTCTTGTTCCCCCCCTGGCAAAAAGTAATATGTTTTTCCAATCCATTGTGTTCTCCTATGATGGGGAAACCCATCTTGAACCCCAGAGGAGAAAGCCCCCAGGGGCAAAGGTTAGAGCGGGATTTCTTCCCACATGAACCCGAATGACAGAACCGTAGTCTGAATAGCATCCGTATTTGTTATCACGGAACGCCCCGGGAGAAGAACCAAAGATCCATGAAGATCGAATTGTCCCAAAGCAGGAGACCCGCTCACCGTTGCTGCTCCATGAGTAAGACTGGCAATATGCTGTTCGGTAACTCCAGCCACAGTGAGGGTTGCACCGTCATCGGCCATCGCCTTACTTGGAGGTCCCCCGAACATTCGGTTTCTCGGAGTAATGGCGTATGCGAAACCGGCATCCGTGGTTGTAGCAAGGGCAAGGATACCTTCCGCCGTGAGAATAGCCCACTGAGCAAAATTAAATTCATGGACGATGATTTTGATGCCGCTTCCTGTGGGATTTGCCAGACCAAGCCCCGTCCATGCGGCGGCGGTAACACCAGCAACCGTTGTGACGGCGGCCGTGTTACAGGCCACGAACATCCGACCGGCAAGGGTGGCGGCGCGGTATTTCCCGCCTTGCTGAACGATAAGAGAACTGTCCAGAGGATCGGAACACAGTTCAGAGATGGCTCCTTTTGAACCTTCCCTGTTACCCGCTTTCGTAAATGTCAAATAGTTATGCCAATCCATCGTTTTCTCCTTTGAGGGGAAACCCCCGTAAACCCCCTGGAGGAGAAAGCCCCCAGGGGGGAAGAGGTTAAATGTCCAACATAATCATGGCATCATCCTGGGTGTTGTCGCCCTTGTAGATGATGTACCCGGCTCTCTGGTATCCGGCAACCGGAGTGATGATGGTTCCGTTGGTGTGAAACGCAACATCCCGGACTTTGGCCGTGGTGATTCCGGCATTGGGAGTTACCCAGCACGGCCCCTTGGTCTGGCCCCAGAAGAAGTAATCTGCGGTCACGGCGCAGGGGGCAACGGCCACGAAGGAGCTCCATCCGGTCCCGCTGTCGCTGGCCCCGCAGCACATATAGGGGGACGGGTAAACGTCCATGGTGCAGGAAGCGTCGATGGCGGTAGGAAGGGGTTCATCGAAGTAAAGAATAATATCCAGGTTTGCCGCCGTGGTCGCATTAGCGGTGGCAATTTCGCTCCCGGTGATCCGATGGCACCCGATGAGGGCGGAGCTGTAGAAAATGTTGCAGAACCCGCCCGCGAAGAAGTTCTTTTTGATGGAAGCGTAGGGAGTGGTGTCTTGAGAATAATCGTCTGCTTCCACGACGATGCTCTTTCTCAAGGCCGCCCCTACGGACATATCGTTCGTCGAAAGTCCCTTCAGGGAGTAAAGGGAGGTGGCAATCCAGGGGTAATCAACGAGGCAGGGCAACCCCCGGTGTGCTACGGTGATGGCCTCGGCAGCACGGCAATACTTCCAGGTTCTGCCATGCAGGGTCATCTCAAACCCGATGGGGTAGAGTTGGGTTGCGCTCGGATGGAAAACATCAAAGTCGTCTCTGAGTTTCCCTTCCATTCTTCCGCTCTGGTTGATGTCCGTCATAAAGCTACTCGGTAAAGCCATTGTCAATCTCCTTTCTGGGGTGCCCCCACCCTTTCTGGGGGTGGGGGGTTAGGGGTTAAGGGGGAGGAGGATCTTACTGACTTGCCACTTCGACAACCATTTCGTCCTCAATTCGGGTGGCTCCCATGTCCATAGAGCAATACGCCTGCCACGCGAAGTTCTTGGTACTTTCCTCGGTCAGCCGAACGGTGATGTCCTCGATGGTTCCAAACCCGATTGCGCCCTTACAGAAGGCGTAACAGTACCAGGTGGTCGTAGTGGAGCTGTTCTCCAGGTAAACCAACTCGGTTCGGATGAACTTGAACCCCAGGAAGGAGTCAATCTGGCCGGATGCCAAGGCCCGGACCGTGTTGTAATCCTGGTTGGTGACTTCGGTCGTCCCCAAGAGGTCGATGATGGATTCAGACGGGCAAACGAAATACCTTTCCTCGGGCGCCTCGGCTTCGTCCAGAAGCTGTTTGGCGTTCAGCAGCTTGGCAATAGTCATGCCAACGGACCCATGGGCGATTTCCTGAGTAGACGGCAGGGCAACGGTAGTCGCCCCGGCTTTCCCGGAATAGGCGTTCCCGCCAAGTGCCGCAAGGATCATTCTGTCTTTCCGGCGGTTCATAGACATCCGAGCCGCTTCCTGATATGGCCCCTTGGGGTCCACAAGCATCCTGGCCACATCTGCCCGGTCGAGCAGGGTGGCCCAGACGTAGGGCTGTGCGGTAACCATTCGCCGGGTATGTTCCGGTTCGATGTTGGGGGTATCAGCGTGGCGGGCCGTAAGAGCGATGGCTTCCGTAGCGGCGAGTCGTTCCCAGAACAGGCTCTCGCCGTCCATCTTTACGGGGGGAATGGTTGTCCCTACCAGCCGCGAGTCCTGCTGCTGGAGTAACAACCGCATGGTGTTCTGATATTGGTTTACAAAGGCTTCGGTGATTGATTCTGCTGGCATGGTAGTTTCTCCTTTGGTTTATTGGTTAAGAACCATTACCGAGAAACTACCCGACGCCGGATTTCTCTCACCCGTTTCGTGGGTTCTACGGAAGGACTTTCCCCTCCGCCAGAGGACCTTGCGGCTACCCCCTGTTTACATCTGAAGCATACTCAAATCAATTCTGCTCCTCATGTTCCTTAGAAACTGCATCCACTCCCCCTCGGGAAACCATCCCGACAGGATGTATGTCTTCCCTTCTTCCGATAGGATCTTGTCCAACGGTTTCTGGAACTTGACCTCGACCTTAATCTCCATCTCGGCATCATACCCGATGAATGAAACCCCATCCTTATTCTTTATATTGTTCCTCTTGACGTTTATTAGCCGGACAAACCTGTCAAGGGGGACTTCCTTGAAACTCAGGAGCTTGTCCACCTTGGGAGGCACAGGATCGGGGCGTTCCACTTTCTTCTTTTTCAAGGGGGGCAACCCCAACTCTTTCCTCTCCCACTCATCTCGACTCATGGCTTCCTGCATAAGAGGCATAGCTACCTACCCCCTTTCCGGCCTTGCAACCGGATGAAGTCCTGTTGCAACTTGGTGTACTCGGATACCGCATCCTTGTGTTGGAGATGGGATATGTCGTTAAGGGGGTGTTTTTTGTCGTTCATCATCAGGTTGATCTTGGCGGTAAGCTGATCCGCCGTGACTACCCCTGGGATCTCTCCGGCCACCATCGCGCCTTCCAAGAGGGGTTCGCCAATCTCGGCCAGAGCTTTTAAGATCCTGACCCCGGCCTTGGGTGGCAGATCACTTATCAGGGCGTCCCCATCTTCCCCAAGGTGCTTTGCCGCCGCCCGCCTTGCCGCCTCCATCTTGCGAATATAAAGCCCGCCGAACTCCGATTTCAATGACTGCTTGGCGTTCTCGAACTCCATCTGCTTTTGCCGTTGTTCCTCTGCCTGGTAGTTAATAAACCAATCAAAGTCGGCTTGCACCTGCGATGGAGATTTGCCGGTTTTGTGGGAGTGTTCTTTAAATGATTTAATTAGGTTATCATTAGATTTCCACCCCTCTTGCTTTGGAACCTTGATGTCGTACTTATCAGGAGTCTCGGGGGTTCCTTCCAAAATTCCTTCGGCCTTGAGTTTCCCCATGATTTCCTTGATAGCTTTTTCCCGTTCTTCGGGAGGGGAATCCTTCTTTGGCAACCGAAGAGAGTTTCCAATCATCTTGTTTAGCTCAACGTGGGATTTGGCAAGCCCCTTAACATCATTATATGTGTCGAAGGATTTGTCCTTACCCAAATCTCCCAGACTTGCCCTAAACGTACTCCAGTCAAGACCGGGAGTTGCACTTGCACCGGAACTCCCGCCTGATGGAGCAGATCCCTCAGCACCAGGACTGCCCGTTCCACCGGCGATTCCTTCTTCTGCCATTTACCCTCCTAAGTTGTGTAGATTAAATTCGCGCCTTCGTCGTAATAATCCCTGTGATCGTTTGCCAAGGCGGCAAGGCGAGTAACCTTGATACCAAGAGCGGTACAGATAAACTCTCCATCCGCAGCAGCATATCCGTAGCCGGCCTGAAGGGCTGCGGTATCTGTCTGGATGTATCCCCGAGGCATTTGGGCAACCGTCCCCCTAACCGTGCCTCTCAGAATGTCCAAAATCGCAACATGATCCGATCTAAGCATACTCCCTCCTTAACTTGACATCCCCTTGGGAACAACCAACTTGGGAACTATCAAGCCGCTATTCTCTTTGTGGTTCAGCACAATGTTCTTCGCCATCTCCAGCAGGCCAAGCGATAGAATCTTGTCGTTTATCGGGCCGGTAACGGTAAGGGAACCGTTCTTATCGACCAGGATAGTCAGGACAACCCCCGTATCGCTGCTCATTCGTCCTCCACGTCAAATTGTTCATCAGCCCGGGAAACCATCCACTCAATCCGGGTAATCAAGTCCCGGCAACAGGTCCGGCGGAACGTCTCGAAAACGTCCCCCTGGACATAGGATTTCTGGAAATAATATTCATTCTTCAAATCTTCCAGAACCCGTTTCCCGCCAACCGACCGGAAGGTGGCCGCATAGTCACCATACCGGCCCAACTGCTCCTTATTTACCGCTCGCCGCTTGGGTTCCGCCACCTGCCGCCTCCGAGAGTGCTTTAATCGCGGGTGCCGCCTTGCCCGCCCCGAGAGCCATCCTCTCCATATCCATCTTCTGCTGTTCCGCCGCCTGAGCCTTGGCCCGATCCGCCCGGATCTGCGTCACTTCCTCAATCGAGCGAAGCAACTTCCCAGACCCCACAATCTCAGCCGTGTTCCTTACCGCCGCGTCGCCGTCAAGGTTATCCAGGACTTCTGGCTGGACTGTAGAAATATCTATGGCTACCGCGTACACCTGTTTGTTGGCAGCCAACTCCGTCATCCTTTGGGCTTTAGCAAGCGGGCCTTCGTACTCTATGTCAATTTCCCTGATCCCCATTTTGGCGAGTACGGGAGGAGGGGGTGGGAGGACCTGGAACTGACTTGAGTTTGCACGAAACATCGTGCCGAAGACCCGCTCTATCATGGGATTCATGAGTTCACTTTCGTCTCTTCCAATGGTAGGGCCAAGCAACCGCTGCATCAACTCGTAGCGCACCTGGACTTCCGTAGCCGTCATCTCCGGGCCTTCCTGGAGCTTCAACTGATCGGAGTAGAATATCTGCCTTATAGACTGCCTTAACTCTTCCTCTTTGATCTGGGAAACGTCGTACTTAATATGGCGGTCCAAAGTCCAAACATCATCTTTGTTTCTGGCGACGTTCCTGCCGCCGGGGTAAAGTTTTAGGCTTCCAGTTACAGCCCCGTCCCGCTCGAAGGTGGGGGGGTCCAAGTCCTTCGCCCACGCCTTTAGGCCGAACTCCTTGGCCTTATTCAACGTCTTCACATCGGGAAGGGCGGTATGCCCCGGCCCTCTCCCATAGGTTTCCCCGGAGGACTTGGACCACCTGGGAACCATGAACGGGAACTCGTAATAACTATTGCTGGAAATCTCGTTCTTGTCGTCCAACCCGATATAATAGGATATGAACGGCTGGCCCTTATCCCCATCGTCTTTTGGGTAGACGCAATGGAGAAACTTGAACTTGTCGTCGTACTGCTTCTTCTCTTCCGACTCCCGAACCTTTTTACCTACGTTCTTTTCCCCAAACTTTTTGATTGCCGCCCGAGAGGTAAGCTCAAACTCCCGGAACAGGGTATCCACCCGGCCCTCGGCGTCCTCGTCCACGCAGTAGGAAGAGTTCTGGATTGCTTGGAACTGCAACCCGTTGAACCCGAAGTGGGTAAAGGACTTCTCTTCCACCAGCATACAGGCCGTCCCGAACGCCCCTTGATCCAAGAACACTTCGTGGATCTCGGAGTTGAAGTTACTCTGCCGGAGCGCAAGGTACATCCTATCCCCGCAGATTTCCAGCCAGTCCATAACATCTTTAATCCGGTTCAGCCGATCGTCCCTTAGCTTCAGGGAGAACCACTTGGAAGACGATGGGGTAAGAGTGCCGTGCATGGAAGCGGCGAGGAGTTCGTTGGAATGGATAGCGGTAGCGTCATAAAGAACAGTAGTCTGCTTCTGGCCGGGTGAGATATAGCTTCCGATTCCTATCCGGCGGGGGAAGATAAATTCAGCCAGTTCTTCCCAGAGCGGTTCGTACTGCATTCGGATGGACTTCAGCTTATCGTTTCTGTCGATTATGAACTTGATGTCATCGTCGCTTAACGGCATTTTGTTTCCCTCTAAGACACGGGGCAAAAGAAAAGGGCGAACAAACGTGGTGGACAAGGCACCCTGTCTGTCGCCCTTTTCTTAACTTGCGTCCCCTGGGCCGGTAGCTATCCAGCAAAGAGGAACCCCAAATTTAACCTATTCTAAGTTACAGAATCATTCGGATGCAATCATCTATCGCATACTATCTAATCGCAAAGAATCTTATTCCATCGGACCCTATCATATTTCATC